ATCGAAATTAGTGAGTTTTAATTTCGAATGTAAAGTTTGGAAATAAGTTACTGCGTTCCACATGTTCAATTATGAATTACGAATTATGAATTACGAATTATGAATTAGTTTTTTGCATTTCTTTCGATTCGCGAATTTTGTTGTTTAGCTCTTCGAGGGCATCCCACGTGAGCGATTGGAGCACTGCTTCGCGCTTGGTAATATCGCCAGCGGTGAGCGCGCGAATTTGGTTTTGCATAACCTCGTACATATCGGGAGCTTGTGGGGCCTGCCCGTCTTCGTGGGGTTCGGCTGCAAAAAGGAGTTTAAATTTGTTTGTAAAAAACTCTTTTACCCCCAGTACCCACATAAAAATCACCATCTTATCCGTTGCGCTGCATTTACTTAATCGCTTTACACGCTTTTCGATCGGTTGGAGGTGTCTGTATTTGGATCTGTAAAGCAGTGCCATCAGGTTTACTAGGTGCGTGTTTTTTTGGGTAAACAGGTAAGCCTGTATTTCGTTTTCGGCTTCGAGGTAAGTTTCAAATTTCAGGTTTTCGAACAGCGATTGGCAAGGTTGGAGGTTACCAATGTTGGCGGGTGGATTAATACCTATGTATTTGCGTGTCAACCAACTTAATTGTTGAATAAACTCGTTCACTTCCTCGGGGTTTACTTCTACAATATGCTTGCCATATTTTACAATACAAGCATCTTCGGTAGTATCAACCAGCTTTAGCTCTGTAAATTTAAAAAAGCATTTAGCCCAAATAGTTTCTTGCGGTAGCCCTGCCAGTTGCAGAGTTGCCACGTATCGGGTTTGTTTTATAGTCATTTCGCTATAATTTTTGGGAGCTTTGAGTTCTATTTTCATACGCCAAAAAAGAATGTAGGGTCGGTTTGTTTGTTGGCGTATACTTCGGTATTGCGCAGGGCATATTCTGCACTGGCTTTGTAGGCTGGGTAGCTGTCAATGTCTTTATTCAAGAAGTTGATAAGCTGCCCCAGCATTTCTTCGGCTTCGTGTTCACCTTTCGGCTCTGCATATTTTGCCAATATGGTTTTACAGTTTTCAATCACAAAAGCATTATCTTCTGTAACCGTGTTGGAGCGTTGCTGGCTGATAAGCTCTGCCACATAATCAATACTAATAGCTTCGCTAAGGTCGTCTTTTTGCGCTGCCAGCAGGTTGCTTTTAGCTTTCAGAAAATCGACACGGCTGCCGTTTTCGGGGCTGTAGTTGGCGTAATCAATACCTGTAATGAATAAGCAATTAGTAAGGTTGTTGAATTTGCGGTGTTTCGCCCATTCTGCCAATGCAAGGGGAGTTTCGAGGATAGAAGTAATTAATAAGTCGGTCGACAAATTAATCATCTTGGCGCATTGTTCCAGTAGTCGTTCCACACGTTCTTTACTAGCCGGTGCCACGTTGGAGTTACTCACTACACCAAAACCATTGGGGGTTTGTATCAGGTCCACAAACGGGATAGCATCTTTATAAGCCGTGTAGCAAAGCAAGCGACTGGCAAGCATTACCAAATTTGTATCAATAGGCTCGGTTTCGAGGTATTGATATAAATCTTCGCCCACGAGTTGGGTTATAATTTGTTTTTCGGCTTGCTCCAAAAATGGTTCAATGGCAGCAAACTGTGTACCTGCTGCTGTAGGTATGTGTTTAACGAATTGGTCGATTGAAGTAATTAACATAAAATTATTTACAATTTATTCAGTTACTATTTACTATTTATTTTTTACGGGTTCTGTTTTTGGCTGTTCTTGCGGGTCGCTTGTTTTTTCTTTGGCATCTGTTTTCTCGTCGAGCGTTGTGAGCATCATAAACGGAATATCGAATACCAAATCCCAGTCGTTGTAATTGGCCATCACAAAATACGGCTCTAGTATAATATCTTTCACTGCCTTTTCCAGTCCCTGTTTCATGGTAAACAGTTCTCGGATATTACTGCCGTTCATATTGGAGCTGCTTTTACCGGGCGTTGCACCAATCATACTTGGGTGGTTTCCCTGTGCATAGCACGCCATCGAAGCACCCTCTTCCACGTCTTCAATCCAATCGCCTCCCTCTTTGGTGTTGTTAATGAGGTTGATGCGTACCATGCTTTGTTCCTTGCCATCGGGGGTAGTATAGAACCCACTAAACCACACTTTTCCAGCATTTTCCATGCCGGATAGGAATGTTTTGATATTTTCCTTTTCGAGTTTCACGCGCTCCACTTTTTTGGTGGGGTCGGTTATGTTTTCGGTATCACAAATAATATCCCAATATTTGGCGTTTATTTCCACTTGGTAGCGAAGCACCAGCCCGTTTTGGAATTTAGCTTTTTTCCCTGCGGGGATTAATTGCTTAATATCGTACCAGCCACTGTTAAAAAAGCTCCAATAGTAGGGGAATGGATAATATTTATTACCCGGAATAGGAATACTATTGAGCATGGCAAATTTGCGAACAGTAGTCGGTTTTTCGGTTTTGCCATCGTAGTTAGGCAGTTTGCCCATACGCACCATAAGGTCGCCCAGTGGGTCGGACGTATCGAGTAGTGCAATTACTTCGCGGTCTATAGCTGCCGGAGCACCTTTTTCCCAGTTTCCAAAAATGATATTTTCAACCTTACCCGTATCGGGGTTGCAAGTTTCGAATCTACAATAAAGTGCATCTTTGTGTACCAGCTTTACAATTTTACTGCCATCGAGGCTAAGGATTAAAACAGTAACCGTAAAAGCAAAATGCTTCATATCAGTTTGCTGCTCCATAAGGTAGCGCGTAGGGCGGTTAAATCGGAAAAAATCCAACACCTCTTTATCTGTCGAGGGAGTGCCATCGGCTTTGTTGTATTTCAAGCCGTTGGAATAAGCCGCTTGTATGTTAAAAAACATATTGCTGCTCATTACCTCATCATTTCTGATAAGGTCCAGTACCGTATTAGGGCGCAAATTATCATCGCCCCACGGCACATACCCACGCAAGCCACCGGCATCGGGCAAGGTGAGCGGTGTGAGGTTATCGGTATCGAACACGGTTGAACCTTGGTTGATTTTATTCAGCGAACGGCGGTTATCTTTGCCAATTTCTATTGTAAATAAATCGTTCATATTGAATTATAAATTATGAATTATATATAAATTTCTTGGTCGTTAATTTCGAACAGTGCAATAATTCGGATTTTCCGAATTTGGCGGCTTTCGGTAAAAAGCAATGTAGCTGTATTTTCGGCATTGAAAGTGGAAGTACACACCACGTTTCGGCAGTTCATTACTTCGCCATTTCGTTTCCACACACGGCAGCTAAACTCTTGTTTGGATTCCAATATTGCCCGGGCATCGTTGATGTGTATCATGCGCTATTCGAATGTATTGTTGAATGTATAATCGAATATTCCGTTTACAACATTTTCGAACTCTAAATGATTCGATTTTACCGATTGGTAGCCAAAACTAAAAGCTTTGAGCATGTTGGCCGAAGTATCTGTTTTGTCGATATTTGTGAGAACTATACTTTTGGTAATATTTCGGTAAGGCGTATAAATCAGAATATTGGGGCTAATGATAAAATCGTTTAACCACTCCATTTCTCTATCAGTCAAAAACCCAGTGAAGCAATTATTTTCCACCGTAAAATTTTGCTCCAGTATTCGGATCATATTTTGAATATTGCCATACGTAAATTCGTTGGAAGCTGATTTTTCCACGTCGCCTGTAAAGCGGACCGTTTCGGTAGCACCAAACGAGTTTTCGAAAACAAAATACTGTTTAGTGAGGTAGGCATTACCGTCTACCATGTAGCAATAGCGGTTTGTGTTTACTCCAGTACCGGTCAACCATATTTTGTAGTTCAGCACTTGGGCACCGGTAGCAATAGCGGCGGCAGTACGAATAGAAGCACACGATGTATTGAGAGCCACAACAGTTGCAGTCGTTTTGGCAGCAATGGTGGCTAATGTACTAGTAGCCACACTAACCACACCCCCAATTTCATAAGTAATTTCATAATGAGGGGTAAGCACACCAT